GGAATTAAATATGAAACAAGAGTATTTAAAGTTAAAAGAAATTTAGTTGACAATAAACTAACTGAATTTGGAATAGGTGATAAGGTGACTACATCTCCGTTCAGTAGAACTATTGAATTAGCTAAAGAGATGAAGAACTTTCAAGACGACACAGTATATTGGCTTGATAAGATACGTGAAAGACTATCTGATAAGTTAATTAATGAAGATGGTTATAATTATGATTTAAAAGCCGATAATGAATATAAAGTACCTGCTGGTTACTATTCATTCGATAAACCTATTGATCAAAATCCAACTAAAGTAGTTTATATGGGAGCTGGTAAAATAGCGATAGCAAACAGTAAAAAGCCGACTGGTGAATGGAATTGGCGAACGTTTCTTGATGGAAACGGAGCGACACTAGATTTAATTAATACAGGTGTGTTAAGAGCAGGTCGTATTCAATCTGCTGACGGTCGAAGTTACTGGGATTTGGACACAGGAGAATTCCATATGGAACAAAGTGCCATTAATGAAGCGGTAAAAACAGTAGTTAATGGTAAGGTGCAGGAAATAGTAGGTGATATTAAGAAAAACTTACCGACTAAAGAAGAACTTAAAGGTAAGAGTTCTTACATCCATAAAAAATACAGTGATTTTGCTGACGGTCGTAACATGAGTGACAACTCAACACTTAAATACATTGGAATATACACAGGTGACAAACAACAAGCACCTACTAACGCTAGTGAGTATAGCTGGACTAAGATTAAGTCAGACGGCAAGCTGTATAAAGCTTACTCTAATAGCTTAAATGGACTTGATTTTACGCTTGTTGAACCAGATGAAAATGCTAAGTTATTCGCTAAAAATAGACCTCGTGTGAATATTGTTAACGACAATGATATTAGTGATATTTGGCAAGCAAATATGTTTTTAAGTTTTAAACCTAACACTAAATACACGTTAACAGCACGAGCTAAGGGAAATAGCAATAAGTTGTGGGCTTACTTTAGAAATAATAAAACTGGTGAAGAATATAGTTGGGGGCAATTGGAGTTCAGAGAGTTGGAAACTAAGTCAATCACATTCACAACTACTGAAGATGTTGACGATGTGCTATTTAAGTTTGTGTTAGTGCCAGAAGATGAAGACTGGACAGGTGTTCAGATTGACTGGTTCACTATTCACGAGCGATTTAAGAGATATCAGGATTTTCCAACTGATGAACCAGCACAGTACCATAAGTATCGTTATTTCGGTTATGTGTTTAAAGAAAATACACCTGTAGCAAGTGATTTTGAATGGTTTGACTTACAACAAACATCTATTACAAATGATAAATACACACACATTGTTTATTCAGATAATGCTGATGGAAGTAATTTCGGTCGTGAACCTAAGAAGTACATGGGAGTCGCAAGGACTACATCTCCAACACAACCGACAGATAAGACTGCTTATAAGTGGTTTAAGGTCAAGGGGGAAGATGGAGAAAAAGGTAGAGATGGTGCTGATGGGAAGTCTTATGCTAGAAACTACCTAAGCGGAACGTCTGATGAAAAAGTATTGTTAGCTATTAATGATAACTTTGACGTTCAAGAAGCTTTCAAACTTGTTGATAATAAGAACTTTAGAGACTTAGGTTTTAAAAATGGTGATAAAGTAACATTCATAGCTGATTATGAAGTATTACCTAACGGAAATAACAAAAAAATCAGTAGACTAAATTTTGAATGGCATGACGATACAAAATATCGTGTGTGGATGTCACAAGATGTCAATCCTACAAAAGGAACATATGTAAGAACATTAACAATGAACAATGATTTGTTAGACTGTAAACGAGCTAGATTTAGAGCTGATAATGTTAACGCTAAAATTAAAATCACAAATGCTAGAGTAATTCAAGGTGACACAGTTCAACCTTGGAGTATAGCACAGGAAGACCTACAAGCACACAGTTTGACAGCTAACTTACGCTTTGAAGGGACTTACATAAATAACATAACAAATAATGTTAAAGCTTATTTAGATGTATTTTACGACGGTCAAAAGATTAATAATGGATTCAATGTGAAACTAAAAGATAAAGGGGGTACAAGGACTGACTGGAGTGACTTTTGGAACTCTAATGTAGATAACGGACTTCTTTCCATAAACAATAATTGGAGAAACGGTAACCAAAACGGACAACCGCTTGAGTTAATAGCATTAGTTACTTACAAAGACTCAAATACTATTGTGAACGCTAGACTTGACAACTTACCTGACCCAACGGAAATTAAAGAAATAACTAAGAAATATAAGACTTTTGAAAGTACAATTGATCAGTTTAATTCAACGATAGGTGAAGTTAAGCAACAAGTACTAGCTAATGAAGAAAAACGTAACTTGATACTTGGCAGTAAGATGATATCTGATAAGGATTATAAAGGAATCGGTAATGATATCACTAGAGTTGTAAATCAAGAATATAAAGGATTGCCGTATATGTCACTGATAAGTTATGTTTTTGATAGAAATATTTGGCAAGGTGTAGGATTTAATTTAGCTAAATACAGCATAAATAAAGGTGAACGTTATTCTATACGTATTCCTATTTTTATTAATGGTATTAGTGTGCAACTTGATAAAGGTGCTTATGTTGAAATTAAAAATCATTTAACAGGTGAAATTTTGTGGAATAGTAGATTAGATATTGCTAACGTTCAAAAGGGTAAATGGGTAGAACGTGAATTCACATTCACTGCCAGCAAAGATCTGTTCTTATCTGACGGTTCATTTTGGATATATATAGTAAGAAGTGGAGTTATCGACATAGCACAACCTTACATGTGCGAAGGAGATACATTACCTAAAAACTACTCTCCAGCACCTGAAGATGTGTATTTACAAAATAGTAGGATTGAAAGTTCGATTAATCAAACTAAAGATCAAATTGATTTAAAAGTTAGCAAAGACAATGTAATCAACGCTATCAATATAAGTTCAGAAGGAACTAGAATAACTGGAACGGCTATTGCTGATTATTTATATGGTAAAACTATTGAAGGTGCAACCTTACAAGGTAACACTCAAATTAAACTGGGGGAACACGGATTCTTACAACCTATAACTCAAGGATTACAAATTAATGCTCCTGCTGATTATAAAGCGAACCATGGAGTAGGGTTTCAAATAAGAGGAAAGTTCGAAAATAATAGCGATGGGAGTTATACACCTAAAGGTGTATTCATATACAACGATACTAACTTTTCTACTGGAGGTACAGCATATGAAAATGTTAATGACATTTTGTTAACTGTCAACGGTAAGGTGTCAATGTGTAATAATTTCAGAGGTGGAGTTGTTAGCGGTGCTCCTATTATTTCGAATTTCACATACAATAATCCTGTTAGTGTTTCAGGTAGTAAAATGTATAGAATATCATTTATTGGTTGGGATTCAAGTAGCGGTCAATTGTATGTAAACGATGGTTCTGATACAAATGGGAGTTGGTGGTTTAAACCAGACCGTAGTACATCTGATAAACGCTTAAAAGAAAATATAAAAGAATCAACTGACAAGGGATTAGATTTAGTTAATAAACTTAAATTTTATTCATTTGACTGGAAACCTGATAAGTTCGGTTATAAAAAATCTCCTACAAAAATAGGTCAATTAGCACAAGATTTACAACAACTAGATGAAAGTTTAGTTTATTCAAAAGGGGAAATGTTAGCAATAGACGACTTTAGACTATTAAACATATCTCTCAAAGCTATTCAAGAGCTATCTCAAGAAAACACCAACCTAAAATCACAACTAAAAGAAATGAACAAAAAATTAAACAAACTGGAGGATAAAATCAATGGTAAATTATAAAAAAAATTATGCACGTGCTACTTATGATAGCAACGGAGCAGTATTAACAACCATTGTTAGTATATATAGCACTAGCGGTGGGACTGTGATTGAAACAACGCTAAAAGGTGACCATTTAACGAAGTCAGAAGATGAAATAGTACAACTGGCACTGGAGCAATTCTATCAAGATACATATCCAAATAAGGCTGAGAATGAACGATTTAGTAAAGTAGATGAAAAACTTAAAGTACTAGACACTAAATTGGCTGAAATGGATAAGATGAAGAAAGAACTTGAAATCACACAAGGATCACTAATGGATTTAATTACACAAATGAGCGGAAGTTTGGAGGCTGAACACCATGAGGACAATACACAACCTAAAAATTCAAGTGAAGGAGGTGACAGTAATGATGGCAATGTTATTCGCAATTAATATCGCAAAAGGTAAACGTACGTTTGCACAAGTACCTAAATTCTTAAAAGATAAAGTCAGAGAATGCTTAATCGATATGGATTTAGAACATTTAGCTAAAGAGGGGGCTTAACAGCCCTCTTTTATTTTGCAAAGAAAGGAGTTTAATTAATGGAAATTACATTACCGGAGTTAGCCGAACGCTATTATCATTTAGTACAAGATGTTTATATTCATGCATTTACGCTTGTTGTATTTTTTGATGTCCTAACTGGAATAGCTAAGGCTTTTGTGACAAAAAAACTAAACTCAACAATTAATAGACGTGGACTTATCGAACATATCATAGTTTGTGTGATGTGTATAACGGTTTATCCATATCTACTATATTTAGGATTTAACGAGATAGCAACAGCTTTCTTGTTATTTTTTACATTAAGTTACTGTTTAAGTTTAATCGAAAATCTAAGTGCTTTAGGAGTACCATTTCCAACTGGGATTAAAAAGAGGTTGGAGAAACTACGAGATGAACTGGACGGAAAGGAATAACAGATGAAAAAATTAATTAAATTAGATTTTGATAATACAACAAGAGAAAGAAAAACTGAAGATAGCTATTCAGAGTTATACTCTTATGACAAAAATAACGGATCATTTGAGTTTGAGATTTTAAATGACACACTAACAACTGAACAAGTTACAGCTTTGTTTAAATTTACAGAAAGTAATAAAGTATGGAAGACTACTGGAACGGTAGAAGGAAATAAAGTACATGTGACTTTTGATACTACTTTAATTACTCAAAATGAAACGGTAATTTGTTACTTATATTTTGATGAAGAACAAAGAACATCTGACACATTCAGATTTAAGTTTAAAGTAAAAGTATCTGAAATTCATAAAATGAGTCGATATGAAGTTAAAGAAAGATTTATCAACAACACTGTTATTGTCGATAGATTAGATGTTGTGACAAAAGAAGAACTAAAAGAAGCGTTAAAAAATGTTGGTGGAATAGCAACAGAAGGACTATTAACAGAGGTTAAGGCTGAAGAATTGTATGCTAAAAAGTCAGAAGCAGTAGATAATACTAATTTTGAGTTAGTTAAGAACAGATTACTAGCGTTAGAACTTAAGACTGATAAGGATACGGTATATGACGATAGCGAAGTTAAAGAAAGACTTACAACGCTTGAGAATAAACCTCCTGTAGACCTATCTGGATACGCCACTAAAGAAGAACTAAGAAATGTTAGTGGTGGTCAACCATTAGCTGACAACCTTGTGACTAAAGAGGAGCTAGAGAACAAACATTACATTTCTGATATAAGCAATTTGGCTACTAAAGAGGAGTTGCAAGAGGTTAGGAACAGTCAACCAACAGTTGACACTTCAAACCTTGTTACTAGGGATGAATTAACAGCTAAGAATTTCTTAACAGAACATCAATCACTGGATAATCTAGTTACTAAGCAAGAATTAGAAGAGAAACAATATCTAACGGCACATCAAGATTTATCAGAGTACGCTAAGAAGTCAGAATTA